TTACCATTCTAATGGAATTTCACGCTAAAATATTGCCTGATAGAAAATTTGAGCCAGTAGGTACAGAAGATTTCAAAAAATCTCTTAAACTAAAACCAGGGGATTTTGTAAAGATTGAAAAATGGCAGGAAAGGAATTTAGAGCATCATAAAAAGTTCTTTGCCTTTTTAAATACAGTAATATATTTTCTGCCAGAAGATAGTCGATATGATCAGTTAAGAAATATTGATTATCTGAGAAAAGAACTCATGGTACTGATTGGTGAAGTGGATTTCAGATTTACCATGACTGGTGAAAAATGTATTGAAGTAAGGTCAATTTCTTTTAAGTCAATGGATCAGGAAAAGTTTGAACGAATATATAATCTATGCCTGCAAGCTGCCCTGAAACATTATTTAGTAGACATATCACTTGAGGATTTTGAGGCTTATATTATTAACTATTTGTGATTCTAACGAAATAATAGACTAAAAATAAATATTATGAAAGAATTAAAAATTACCGCACCAGAAGGTTATGAAATCGACAAAGAAAAATCGACCTTCGATCATATTATTTTCAAAGAAAAACTCTCGAAAGAAAAAGAGATGAGTGATTTTCTATTTTCGATGTTGAAAAAGACGATCCGAGAGATCACGGATGAAAAAAAAGTAACGCTATTCAGGCCAAAAGACAATGAATGGCTGGTACAATTGGATTACAAAAATGGCTACTTGTGGGTTAGCTACTCGTTAATTTGGAAAGTTTTAGAAACGAAATTTGGTCTTAATTATGATCAGATCAAGACTTTTATTGCAGTTTGGGTAGAAGCGAATACCGAATGGAGAGGATTGACACCAGACAAAATAAAGAATGAAAAAGCACACTAAAATATACATGGATTTTTTTGGCTATGGAATAGAAGATTTTATTCCTAGCGAATTATCTGGTGAACGTGCTGTAGATATTAACCATATTGTTTGTAGAGGCATGGGTGGAAGTAAAGAAAAAGATTTCATTGAAAATCTTATGGCATTAACCCGATCAGAACACAATAAATATGGTGATAAAAAAGAATATATGGCTTACCTTTACGTCGAACATTTAAAATTCATTCAAACAAAAAGGCCAGATTATAGGATTCAATTTGAAAGAATTTCAGAGGTTTATAGAAATGAAGTATTATCGAAATTAGTTATATTTTGATTATGACTAAAGAAAAACGAGAATATAAATTAACAAGCACAAAACATTTAATTGTTAATAGAACCAGTATAGGAGTTGAGTTTCTTTGCATTCAATTAATAAAATTGGATGAGTTGAGCGCAGTTTTAAATTCAGGAAATAACTGGAAACTAATTCGTTTAATTAAAGGCAAAGCATTAATTAAAAGCTATCACGTAATAGGTTTTGATAGTATAAGAGCAATTAATAATTTTTTAAAATAGATTTAATAGGTTGTTTTTCATAGTGGTTGGTTTAGTTAGTTGAGGCGGAAGTAGCTCAGTTGGTTAGAGTGTTACCGAAAGCGCGGGTTCGAGTCCCGCCTTCCGTCCAATAAAGATGCAAACGGTGAGAACTGAAAAGGAGACCGTGCGTAATCGAAAGTTCTCAAGTATTGATTATGGCGAAACCGCACAGCATGAACGTGGATAACCAATATCCGGGAAGCGGCAAAAATCGGGACTTACCCTTTCAAAGTAAAGGGATTTTTAAAATGAAGTTCTTTTCAATTTATTTTCATAGGCTTTTAGGGTTAAACAAAAAGTCGCGGGGCGGACATTCGTCTGCTCCGCTTTTAAAAACAAAAGTATTCACTAAAAATACATATATGAAACTAATATTAACTATCTTATTCTCATTCTTAATATTGACGGCAGAAGCACAACTAAGGCAATGCCAGATAAAAGTAAGGGATGAGATTAAAAGAACTTGTGTAAAATACGGGTTAAACAATAATCAGATTAATATTCTTTATTCTTTGGCCCTGCGTGAATCTTCTTTTGACCCTGATACGTTTAACGTAATAGACAAAAGCGCTGGATTATTGGGCGAGAGAAAGATATTTGTGAGAGATGCAAATCGAATATTAGGGTATAATAAATTTATATACACTGATAGATATAGCCTATATAGATCAATAGAAATGGCTATAATAGTAATCAATCATTACGTGCCTGATTGGGATCATCAAAAAATTTGTAATCGTTGGAATAAAGGCTCTGATTATTGGAATAATATTCAGAAAGAAATTAATATTGCAAGAAACTAAACATTAAAGTTATGGAAATTACAATTAAAAAAGGTGACGCTTCTATTACTTTTAAAGAAGACAGAATTCTTACTGAATATTATCAATCAATAAACGGTGTTGAAAATGTTAAACGTGTAACTGATATAATTCAGAAAATGTTTGACGGTATTATAGCAATAAATATTGACAAAATTAAAAACTAAAATTATGAACTGGAAAGAATTAAAAGAATTTTGCAACAGGTTGCCAGAAAGCGAACTTGAAAAGAACGTCATCCTTTGGAGAGAAGACGAGGCAATTACTGATATTAATGCCGAACAATTAGAAGAATCTTATTATTTTGATCCCGAAAGCGATATGGGTTGTTTCCCTGAGTCGCAAGCAAAATTATTCATTACAGAAGACGAATCCGCTTATCCAAATGGAATGGATACTTTTGAAAAAGCATACGATAAAGGACATCCGATATTAAGTGAAAACTTTTAAGCCATGAACCCAATAAAAATATTTAAAACGCTATATCTATATAGCAAGGCCGAAGGAACATCGTGGCTACTTATTTCTTATGCAATATTATTGACTATATGTTTTGCCTTTATGATCTACAATATGGTTAAGGATTTATTTTAAGGGTTCAAATTTAAACGATAATATAAAAACATAGACTATGTCAAACTTGAACGAATTAGCAAAACAATGCCATGCTAAAGCGCATGAAAAAGGATTCTGGGATAATCCACGTGAGACAGGAACTTTGCTTATGCTTATTGTTTCTGAATTATCTGAAGCTTTAGAGGCGGATAGAATTGGTAATTTTGCCAGAATTGATAAATATGAGAGACATATATCGACAATGAATTTTAATAAGTTTATCGACTTCGACGCTGATCAGTTTAAATTTTACATTAAAGATTCCTTTGAGGATGAAATCGCAGACACATTTATACGTCTATTAGATTTGGTTGGACATCTTGGAATTGATATCGAAAAACATATTGAATTAAAAATGAAATACAACGATACAATACTAAATAAACACGGTAAAAAATATTAAAGCACATGGAAAATAAGCGGGGATACATACATAATTACCGGACTTCCAAAATCCAACGATTACCCTCCTGAGGGCGGGAACGTACCCAAGAGCAATATCAGGCAGTATGTACGATTGTGTTTTTAATTAAAACTCATATAATATGAAAACAAAGAAAATTATTGCAACGATACTATTTGTATCCATTACTATTCTTGCTGCATGGCAATTTAATGAAGGCAGAAATAAAATGATTGAAAATAGTAAGAAATATCCTGAGGCATTGGAATATTTACCCGGAATAGGAGTAGTTGATATGAATGCAATCTATCGTGATGATGATAGGGTATTGTTTATCCCTGTGGGTTGGATTGCTGTATCAGTGTTGTTTTTCTTATATATGAAGGAATCTTAGAATAACATTTTTTTATTTCTGATTACTTGTTTTAAGAAACGGACGAAGCGGGAATCGGTTAAACCGACAATGCCGGGATGGTTGCCCGGCTAATTTAAAATAACAAAATAATGGGACTATTTAAGTGTTCTAAATGTGAGTGCATTGATAATACTGCACTAGGGATGTACTGGATGAGATTTCACCCTGAGCTATTCCAATGGCCAAAAGAGGATGAGCAATATAAAGGAATGCCTTTATGTTGTGAATGCGCGCCTAAATTTCTTAGTGATGGAAATCTATCCGGTTATGGCCAATGGCATTATAGATTTCCAAAGGAACATATATCGACTATTCCAGAAATAGAACTAAAAGAAATATACAACAAATGAAACCAGTAAGAATACAAAGAAAAAGAACTAAAGGCTGGAAAATGCCAGAAAATACGGTTTGCGTAACCCGTCCCGGTAAATGGGGCAATTCATATCATGGCGAAGATGCAATTCAAAAATTTGAAGATTGCATATTAAATAATGTAATGACATATTTTTATATTGAAAATAAAGAAGAAGCCAATAAACAATTTTACCGGTTTAAGTGGATGAGTGAAAATTTGCATCTTTTAAAAGGTAAAAATTTAGCTTGCTTTTGTAAGTTTGATAAGCCTTGCCATAGCGATGTTTTATTAAGATTAGCGAACAAATGAAACCAAACATAAACCTATCAGAAATCTTGAATCGTGAACAATCATCCGAACAAAAGACAAATAAAGTCTTAACAAAACTTGTCCCCAGGCGGCGTAATCGTAAGGTTGCAACGGCCAACGGACTTGAGTATAAAAAATTTTACAAGAATTCTTTTGTAGAAGATAAAAAATAGTTATATTTGAGCTGACATTTAATAAGCGACTAAGATGAGTAAAGAAAACATTTATAATAATATAGCCCCTTCAAAAGAGGTAAAAGTCCCGGTTGTCAGGTTTAGTCGCTTGTACGGGATTTCTCTTTTGTAAGGGGTTTAATTTTGTGATTATGGATTATTGTTCTTTTTTAAAAACAAAACACAAAAGCATAATTCATTCTGGATTTGAAATAAATGAAAATGAATTAAATCCAATGCTTTTTAACTTTCAAAAATTTACAGTTAAACGAGCTTTAAAAGCTGGGAAGTATGCAATATTCGCAGATACAGGGCAAGGGAAAACACCAATGCAATTAGATATTGCAATCCAAGTTTTCAAATACACAAAGAAACCTGTTTTAATTTTAGCTCCATTGGCGGTAACAGGACAAACAATTGAACAAGGGTTAAAATTTAGAGTAGAAGTTAAAAGACTTTCAGGAAATATACAAATAGCCAACTATGAGCAGATTGATAATATTGATTGTTCGTTTTACGGTTGTATTATTTTAGATGAAAGTTCAATTCTTAAAAACGAAACTGGAAAATATAGAAGTTTGCTAATTGAAAAGTTTAAAAATACACCTTATAAATTTTGTTTTTCGGCTACTCCAAGCCCGAATGACCCAATGGAATTAGGAAACCATGCAGAATTTTTAGATGTTATGAGTTTTACTGAAATGCTAGCAATGTATTTTGTTCACGATGCTGGAAAAACTCAAAAATGGCGATTGAAAGGTCATGCAGTTGAACGATTTTATGAGTTTGTAAGTTCATGGGCTATAATGTATTCGCACCCAAGAGATATAGGGTTTGAAATAGATGGTTTTGATTTGCCCGAACTTTCAATTATTGAAAAACAGGTTTCAACTAATTTACCAGAGGGTATGTTATTTTCGGGTTTAGCTGTAAATGCTACCGATTATAATTCAAGTTTGAGAGAAACAGAAAAGGAACGAATATCTCAAACAATCGAAATAATAAACTCAATACCTAAAGAAGAACCGATTATTATATGGACTAAGCAAAATGATGAGGCCAAAAACATTTATAATCAATTAAAACAACTTGGCTATGATTGTAGAAATGTTCAAGGTTCAGATTCAAACGAAAAAAAGGAAACGGATTTATTAGGATTTTCACATAATGAATTTCAAATATTGATTACAAAACAATCAATTGCAAGCCAAGGATTGAACTATCAAAATTGCGCTTATCAAATATTTAATTCAGTTGATTTTAGCTTTGAACAAAGTTACCAAGCTATGAGGCGCTCATGGAGGTTTGGACAAAAAAGAAAAGTAACATGCTGGATGATAACAACAGATAGAATGATAAATGTTATTAAAATACAGCAAGATAAGCATCTTTCATTTAAGACAATGCAAAGCGAAATGACAAAGGCCGTTAATAAGAATTTACTTAACCAAATAACTACTAAAAATATGAATAGTGAAGATGTTAAAACAGATTTTTACCATTTAATGCGTGGTGATTGTGTCGAAAAATCTAAAGAAGTTGAAGAAAACAAAGCTGATTTGATTATATTTTCACCTCCATTTAGTGAATTGTACACATATTCGAGCCATGTTGAAGATATGGGCAACTCTGCAAATTATGACCAATTCGAGCAACATTTTAAATTCTTAATTCCTGAATTAAAAAGGATTTTAAAACCTGGGCGTATTTGTGCGATTCATTGCATGGATTTGCCAATACAAAAAGGTAAAGAAGGATATATTGGGCTTCGAGATTTTTCTGGGATGTTAATTAAATGGTTTCAGGATTGCGGTTTTATTTACCATAGTCGGGCAACAATATGGAAAGATCCCGTAGTTGAAATGCAAAGAACAAAAGCCCTAGGCCTTTTACATAAACAGATTAAAAAAGATAGTGTAATGAGCAGGGTTGGAATACCTGATTATATTCTGTTTTTTAGAAATGAAGGCGAAAATATGATACCAATTACAAACACTAATATACCAGTTGATTTGTGGCAAAAAATAGCTTCTCCAGTTTGGTATGATATTGACTATTCGAGAACTTTGAATTATAGAGAAGGCAGGGCCCAAGATGATGAAAAACATATTTGCCCACTTCAATTGGATACTATTGAAAGAATAATTTTACTTTATTCAAATGAAGGAGAAACGATATTTAGCCCATTTGGAGGCATTGGCAGCGAAGGTTATCAAGCATTAAAAATGAACCGTAAAAGCATTTCAATTGAGCTTAAAGAAAGCTACTTTGAATTAAATAAACGAAACCATAATGCGGCTAAAGAAGAAAAAGGACAGTTAAAACTTGAATGGTAATGCAACCACGTAAATTCTCATGGATTGAGTCAATAGCAAATACTTTAATAGGTTTTATAATTAGTTTTTTAATTCAATTAATAATATATCCAGCTTTAAATATTGAAGTTAAATTTAGCCAGAATATAATTATAACAAGTGTATTTACGTTAACAAGTATTTTAAGGGGATATATGGTTAGAAGATTGTTTAATAAATATAGACATGAGTGACCCGGCTGTTTTATTTTACACGTCAGATTTTTTAACAGGGACTGCATTTTTTACTGATGCTGAAAGAGGCCAGTATATACGATTATTATGCGAACAACATCAGATCGGACATATACCAGAAAAGCATATGATAACCATATGCTTTTCATTAGCTTCTCCGGTGGTTAAAAAATTTATTAAAGATTCAGCCGGAAATTATTATAACGAACGGATGGAAAAGGAAATAATTAAGCGCAAAAAATTCACTGAAAGCCGTAGTTATAATGGGAAACTAGGAGGTAGGCCAAAAGAAATAAAAAAACCTAGTGGTAAAGCATTAGCTTTAGCTACAGAAAAGCTAATTGATAATGAAAATATAAATGAAATTAATTTATTAAAAGAGTACTGTAAAAATTATTTTGATGAAAAATATATTAATGAAGATAGTATTGATTGTTTTGATAAATTATTAAGAATTGATAATTATTCAATCGAACAAATTAAAACAGC